ATACGTCCCATTGACGAAAGTCAAGCGTTGGGAACGGAATCCGAAGTTACATGATATTGGGTCGATTATTGAAAGTATAAAAAGATATGGCTTCAAAGACGCCCCAAAATATGAGCCGTTGCTGAACGAGGGTGCTGGCGGGATAGTAGAAGGCAATGGCAGAATAGAGGCGTTGGTAACAATGCGCCGACTTGGCGATGAAGTGCCAGCAGGAATATTGAGCGACGAAAAGGATTGGTATGTGCCAGTCCTGTTCGGCATTGATGCGAAAAGCGAAAACGAGGCAATCTCTTACGGTATAGACCACAATAACATTGTTATGCTCGGTGGTAACTTTATGCCGTTGGACATTGCTGGAATATGGGATGAAAAAGAGTATTTGAATCTTATACAAAGTTTAGACATAACACCAGTTAGTGTTGATTGGGAAAGTCTGAATGTACTAGATGAGTTTATAGATAAAGAAATTATACACGAGAAAGAGGATTATATAATATGTCCGAATTGCGGAGAGAAAATCAAAAAGTAAAAGCCTGGGAACAACAAGAGGGTGAGCCACTGCTTTGGTGGCACAGGTTTATGAAATATTTTGTGTCTATGGAGGCTGGCAAGAGGTCAATCCTTGGTGCTTTGCGTGGCTGGGCTGAAGACGAAAATTATGAATTTGTTGACGATAAAGATTTCCATGCGAAAGATATGGCCTGGAATCGCAAGGCGAAGAGGTTTAATTGGGTAAAGAGAGCAGCCTTATATGACGACGACGTATATCGTCAAAGAATGGAGTCTGAATTAGAAGAAATCAAAGAGATGTTTAGCCGACAGGCGCAAATCGGTAGAGATATGCAAAAACTTGCTATGGTTAAACTGAGAGATGAATTTCTTGAGATACAAAAAACTGGCAGACCACTTATTGATATGGCAGAAGCAAGGCTTCTGTTTAAAGAAGGCATTTCTATTGAAAGACAGGCAAGAGGCTTGCCAGATTATTTATTAGCCGTCGCAAACTTGAGCGATGAGGAATTAATGAGCAGGTATGAGCGATTACTCGGAGAAGTTGCTGAAATTGAGGGAGATGAGAGCCTTGGAATTGGTGATGGAGAAGAGGGGGATGAGACCCCCGCCATTAATCAACAAGAGACTCCTCAACTTCCAGAAAACATACTGGAATAAGCCTGACGCTTTTGTGGCGGATTGCATAGAGTTTCCCTCTGGCACGAAACCATATCCGCATCAGTTAGATATTCTATCAATGATAAGACCGTTTGAGCCAATAAGCCCGACAGGGCCGAGGTCTCTTGGTAAAACGGCTTTATCTTCGTGGGCTTTGCTTTGGTTTGCGCTTACAAGGGATGGCAAAACAGATTGGAAAATCATTACAACCGCATCGGTCTGGGATCAGATGACAATGTATTTCTGGCCTGAAGTTCGTAAGTGGGCTTCTCTGATTAAATGGGATAGAGTTGGTCGTGACCCGTATTTGTTCGATAGAGAACTTATGAAATTAAGTCTTGTGCCAGACAAAAAATGGGGTGGAACGGGTTTCGCAAAAGCAGAAACAAGTACAGAAGAAAATGCTCAAACTATGGAAGGCGCACATGCCAATCAGTTGTTTTATATATTTGACGAGGCGAAATTAATTCCAAAGGCTATTTTTGATAGTGTTGAGGGTGCTTTTGGTCAGGCACAAGGCGAATGGTATTGGCTTGTTGCTTCGACCCCTTCTGTTATTGAGGGTGGCGTTTTCTATGATATTCATGCCAAGAAGCCAGAGTATTTTGACTGGAAAACCAGAAAGGTTACTTTGGAAGAGTCTTTAGAGTGCGGTGCAATTAGTGAGGCGTGGATTGACAAAATGAAAATCAGGCATGGCGAAAAGAGTGCCTGGTTTATTACTAATGTTTTGGGCGACTTCGCTGCGAAAGACTCCAATGGTCTCATTGATGGTCAGCATGTAGATGAAGCGGTAGAAAGATGGTATGAATGGGAAGCAAATGGTTTCCCTGGGGAACTTACCTGTATTTCCATAGACGTTGCGCTTGGACATGAGAACACAGACAAGGTATCAATAGCATTGGTTTATGACCATATAAAGATTAGAGAGGTACAGCGATTTACGCCACAGGGCGACGCTGAAACGATGGACATCGTAGATTACATACAACAGGTTGCATCAGACCACAAAAACGTTATGATAATAGTGGACTCAATTGGCATAGGAAAGGGTGTGCATGACAGGCTACTACAATTGGGTTATAATGTATATGGGTTTGTAGCAAGTGCAGGAACTGATTTAAGAGACCAGTCTGGTGAGCAAGAGTTTGAAAACTGGCGTGCGGCAGCCTGGTGGATAACAAGAGAAATATTGTCGCCGCTATCTGGCATAAAGGTTTGTTTACCGCCAGATACAGAGGAAATACATATCAAGGGTGATTTGATTGCACCATTATATCTGTCCGACAAAAGACGTATTGCCATTGAAAGCAAATTGCAATTAAGGCGCAGAATCGGTAGAAGCACGGATGATGCGGATAGTATTATTCAGGGACTTGTAGGGCCGTTACTGGTTAGAAACACCTACGAAGAAGAGATTGCCACTTACAGGGTGATTGATTACAGCGCCCTAATATAAGGAGTAATATGAATATATTTGAAAGAGCAAAAAGGTTTGTGCTAAAAAAGGATTATGACCTTATTAGCAATCTTACAAATGCCGTTCTGGAAGAAATGAGTTGGCATCAAATTGGCAAGACGCAAAATCTTGAACAGGCTGTAAATCAACTTAAGGAAGCGAGCGGGCCGTATTTTGATGAATTATTATTGACCATTCAAAATTATCAGACTTCGCCAATTATTACAAATGAAAAGCGCCGAGCGAAGGTCGCAGAATCAAGGTATATGTATGTCTACGACCCGATGGTGCAGTATATCATTGAATTATGGACAGACTTCGGTTTTGGTCAAAAGCCAGACGTTATTCCACGAGATAAAGAAGCACAGGCTTTATGGGGTGCGTTCTGGGATGCCCCGAACAATCAATATTTGCTTGGTGAACGCACAATTCAAAACACCTCTAACAAGTTACTTATTGACGGCGAACTATTCTTTGTGTTCTTTATATCAAGGAACACTGGTAAGACCACTTTAAGAATTATCGACACGGAGCAAATTTTAGATGTTGTGAAAATGCCAGGCGATAATATCGCACCGCTTTTCTGGCATAAGAGCGGGTCAATCAATACCATTTATACGCCGCAAGACAATGTGGAAGACATTTATTATCTTGATGCTCATAAATGGATTATGTGTGACACGATTGAGGAAATAAAAAGCCTTGATAAATATTTAGACACTATTGATAAGCGCAGTTATCAAATCGCTTCTGAAATACGAAACGATACAGACGTTATAATGATGCAGGTTGCCTATAGAAAGCACGAGGATAGGGGTTGGCCGTTACTATCTGCTTCTTCGCCCTGGATTAAAACATATTCAGACTTTTTGCGCTGGCGTGCTGCGGTACAGGCTGCTTCTGCTTCTGTTGTGGAAAAGATAAAGGCGAAGACTGGACAAAGAGGCATAGATTCTATCAAGAACGCTATTCAATCGTCCCTTTCTAGTTCTGGATATTCAGAAAGAAATCCGTCAACTTCCCCAGGAAGTATCTGGTTTGAGAATGAGGCAATGAACAGGGAATGGATGGTTAGACCGACTGGTGCTGCGGAGGCGCAGGATGATGGGTCAGCGATTATGTCGCAAGCAGGTCTTGGCGGAAAGATATTCCCCCACTGGTTAGGTCGTGGTGAGAGTTTCCGCCTTGCAACAGCAACCGCAATGGAAGCACCCGTTTATAGAAGTTTCCACCGCTATCAAAGTTTCTGGTCGAGTGTGTGGCGTGATATGCTTAAAATCGTTATACACGCAGACAAATTGTACAGTCCAAGCCCAATCAATGTCACCTCTATAGATGCAGACGTTAACACAGACGCAATCATCAACACAGAACTAACCGATATAACCGAAATGATGGTCAGGGTTGCAGACCTTGCTGGTGTTGTAGACCAGGAGTCTATTGTAAATACAGAATATCAGTTGATTAAGTCTGGTTTGCAGACCTTGGGCGTGCCAGACATTGACACAATACTTCTGCAATACAATAAAGGCGAAATGTTTGGCAAACCAGCAGCAAAGAAAGATACTAAAGAGCCAGAGATATTACCAGGTGAAGAGCCAGAAGAAATGCAAGAGGATATTGCGTACTATGGCTCGAGAATAAGGGGGTTATCCGCTGCTTTTTGGCGGAATGCAATAGACGAAGCTACGTTTGTTTATGG